ATTAAGAAGATAGTATGACGGATAAAAAAGACCCTCTAGAAGCTAAAATAAAGCGTTTTAAGAGGGGTTCAGCTCTAGATAAGCAGATTGGTGGCTCTCACTACAAAAACGCAAAAATAGAGCCGATTCAGTTGATTGTAGCCCATAAGTTAGATTTTATAGATGGCAATATAGTTAAATATGCAGTAAGAAAAAAAGAATTTGAAAGTGATAGAGAAAAATATGAAAAGATTAAACATTATTGCGAATTGGCATTGGAGTTAAAATGTGGTTCACATTAGGTAAATTAGCATTAAAGACAGGAGCTCAAATATATCAAAACAAGAAAAGAGCTCAGGTATTAGAATCAGAAGCAGAAGTAAAATATTTAGAACGAGCTTGTAAAGGTGAAGTAGAATTAAAAAAGATAGAACATAAAAGAATGAGTTCAGATCTTAAAGATGAATTTTGTTTAATTTTATTAAGTTTGCCTTTATTGATTTTAGCATATTCTGTATTTTTTGGAGATCCAGCTTTACAGGAACGAGTAGATTATTTCTTTGAAAAATTTGAGAATCTTCCCTTTTGGTATCAAGGATTAGTTATAGGAGCTTTCAGTACAATTCTTGGTATTCGTGGAGTATCAGCTATAAAGAAAAAATAATACACAATAGATTCATATATGGTAAAACTAATTATGAATCATAATGATTATATATTTGTAGATGCACAATTTTTCTTTGCTCCTCTAAATGAAGATGAAGCTTTAGGAAAAGCTATATCTATTTCTTATATTGATAAATTTCCAAGCTTTGAACATAAAACAGAGATCCTCAAAAACTTTGAAACTAACGGATTAATATTACTAGATTATGAAATAACTTATAGACCCATCAAAGCTAATGATGATCTAAAAGATTATGAGATTACAAGACACTAGAATATTATAGATCCAAGAATAAATCCTACAACAAAACAGATCCATTCCCTTCTATAATGAAGTTCTAGAGCTTTCCAATCGCTTTTTGTTTTTCCAAATATCATCATAACAATATTTCTAAAGTAGGTGTAGCAACTTGTCAAATAAAGACTAACCTAGGGAAGTTTTCAAACTACACCTACTATTTACATATTTCTATGTAAATTTCTTTTTACAAACTTCAATTCTTTACCAAAAGCATTAGGATCAAATATAGCAAGATCATTATCATCTTGATTATATCTAATATGAAATGCCCATTGATTATCTATAAGAATTGACATTTTAAAATCTGATAATAATTTTTTTGGAAGATCATTTAATTTATGTTCTTCACAGTAAATTGTTAAAATCTTATGTTGAACTGATTCTTCTCTTTCAGGAAAAATAAAAAAACCACATTTATTAGGTTTTAGATCTGTTTCACCAGCATAATACATACAATAAAAATCTTTACATTTTTGAGGTCTTGATTCATAGATCTTACATCCAACTCCAATATTACAATCTTTACACCAAGAAAATGATTTTTTTGAAATACTAGGTATTTCAGGAAGTTTACAACACATATTACAATCAAAACATTTATTAGCCATACATTTCTCCCTCAAACCACATTTCACCTTCATTATCTACATAATGTCTAATAGAATCTTTTTTAAAACCTTGATCCATCATTTCTTTGTATCTTAAAGTAATAAAATGATTCATTCCTTTTTCAGTAGCTTTAACTGTATATCTATTATTTTTATAATATTTAAACTCAACATATCCTTGTTGTCTTAATTTATATAATTCAGCACGGACATATAGATTATCTGATTTTTTTTGATCCTCTAAAATACTTTCAAAATCTAAATATTTTCTATCACTATAATTAAGAATTTTATTAAGCAGATCTACGACTAAAAGTTCCACAAACACTTTTTGTTTATGTTTACTCTCAACTAAAACACATAATATTTCAGAGTCTAATTTTATATTATTAGCTTTAGCAACTAAAGATCCTATCATTAATTTTACTTTATTCTCTTTTTGTATATTAGTCATATTTCCCTGATAATGAGTTAAATTCAATATTCTGTCTTACTTCACTTTGTAAAAGCATAATCTTTGTTTTTAACTTCTCCCATTCAACTTTCCAATGCAGATGTTTTGTCTTTGCATCAGAAAGTTCCTCTAATAATCTTTTCATTAAAGGATCATTGATAATAAGAGCTTTTATTTCTTCAGCAGATCTTTTAGTTGCATCATTTTTAAAATATAGATATAATTTTGCGTTTTCTTTTTTAACTTCATCTTCCTTTGAAGTAAGATCTGCATAAGCTCCTGTAAAAGATTTTGATACTGAATCAAGAAGAGCATTAATTTTTTTTCTATCAAAAGTTAATGCATCAATATTAGAACTGATTGTTCCACTCATCACTATCTCCTTCCTCTAATGGAATCTTATCATCCATATCGTCCAAATCATTTTTAGTTACGGGTTCTGCGTGATCAGGAGCAAATTGTTGAGGAACAAAAGGAACACTTTGTTCTACTGTCTTAAATGTACCTAGATTCCCTCTTTTCTGATAAGGTTTTTTCATTCTAAAACAAATAATTTGTTCTAGATTCTCACCGTATTTAGGTTGTTTAAATGGTTCTTGTGTTTTAGATTCTATATACAATTCCCATCCTTCTTTTACATATTTTTGTATTTCAGGACTTTGCCACCATTTTAAGACTTCTGAAAATCTATACTTTCTTTTAGTTATAGAACACTCTAATTTAAAATTAGTTGCTCTAATACTAAACTCAAAAGCTGGAGATTTTCTTCCTGTTGAAAATAGTTTGCCTGATAATGCAACAAAAGGTAATTTTTCTTTTTTATACATCTCGTTTATTCTCCTTTTTCCATTTTTTCACTTTATCGTTAAATTTAGATTCAAGACCTTCCAAATATTTAGAAGCTTTGAATCCTCTAAAATAAGCATCATCTATTTTAAGTTTCATCATAGAAACTTGTTTTGATGGTTCTTTAGGAACATTTACAATTCCTAAATATGTTATTTTAAAGTCGGTTGTTTCTTCTAGGAATCTTCTATATGTTTCAATCTGTATCGCTTGATCTACATAAAAGTCTTTAGAAGTTTTTGTATCTAGAAGAGCTAATTTACCCTTCCAAGATTTTTGAGTAACTATCAGATCTAAAGTACCGGCAAGATCATATTTAGAACTATATAAAGGAAGCTCACTCTCAACTATTTCTAGTTTAGAAGCTTTCCACCATTTAAGCCATTTATTAACCATAGTCTTTAAAGGTTCAGAATTAGGAATAGCTGGTTTCTTTCCTTTAACATATAGATCTATCCATTCGTGAAGATTAGTTCCTATATCTCTTGCATATTCTTCAAGTTCATTAGTTGATAATTCAACCTTCTTTATTAATTTATTTATTTCATCAATAGGTTTCTTTTGGGAGATCAAAACATTCTTTAATCCATCCAGGACCATTTTTCTTTTCCAAAATAATAATCCATTTTTATTTTGATGATTTCCTATTACAGTTGTTACAGATGATTTAGGTTCTCCATCAACCATATATCTTTTTCCAAAAGCTTTAGGATTGTATTGTATATTTTTGCCTTGCTTATTTATTAACGGTTTCATCGTTTTCTACCTCTTTATGTTTAAAAACAGAAAACATCCATTTAAAAGAAAATTTCAAATATTTAGATGCTTTCATTAATTTAGGAGTGCTTATTCCATTAGATCCCTTCTCATACTTTTGGATCTGCTGAAATGTAACTCCTATCGCATTTGCTACTCTTGTTTGAGTCTTACCTCTAATCAATCGTACAAATCTTATTCTTGCTCCAATAAGAGAATTTACAATAGATTCATCGTTAGGATCTAAATGATGTTTTTCTCTTAGTTCAGCGATTCTTCTTTTTACTTGTTTAATATCATTCATAATTATCCTCTAATTCATTACTGAGTGATTGCGTCCTTCTAAACATTTTCTAGTAATATCTGTTGTTTGAGTTTCAGCTCTAGGGCTTAATATCCAAAATCCAATATTTCCAAAAAATGAAGTATTATCCTTAGCAAATTTCTTGCAAAGAATTTTATCATTTGTAATTTGTTGAGCGTTTGATGTTTCAAATTTAGATCTGCCATTAGTGTCTATAATAGGCGAATATGATGCACATCCGTTTAATAAAGTCAGTAATAGCGCTATCCCTGTTATCCTTTTTATCATTATGTTCCCTTCTATTATATTTTTTTAGTCTCAAACATCTTGAAAGCTAGATCTTTTTTCTTTGCTTCCAATCTTCTCAACATTTCCTTTACCTTCCTGATCCGATCTGTTGTCCTGAAGTATTGTTGAGATTGTTTGAGGTTTTTTACCGTATTTAGTTGCATATAACCTCTCTATTGTATTTCCGATTTTGAATATCGGAGTATTTGGGTGAAATACCACTCCAAATTTCTTTTTAGCATCTTTGAGTAAATCAAAGTTTTTTGTTCCTAAAATTAATTTACTCATTAGATTTTCCTCTCTATGATTGTAAGATCTAATGCGTGGACTATAAATTCTCCATAATTTTTAGTCTTAAATTCAAAAAACTCTTCATCTATTTGATCGTCATAGAAATCTTCTTTTAAGTGTTTTGAATATAGAGTTAAGGTTTTCGGAGCTTTTATATTATCCGAAAATAACCTTCC